GTGTCCTCTTGCTCACAAAAAACCGCCCACCCTTGCTTAAATTACATCTTGTGCAGGATGCAACTAAATTGCTGTCGTCATCCAAACCACCAAGCCTTCTAGGTATCACATGATCCACAGTTGTAGCCTCTTGATTGCAGTATTGGCAGATAAACCCATCACGCCTCAAAACCCTAGATCTTATTGATCTCCAATGTCTTGTTGAACCGGTAGATCTTAGAGCTGACTTACTCAATACCATCCCTTAATCTTATGATGTTGTAATGCATTGCAAGGATTATCGTATCGCTTCTTTATGTATTTCAATTGCCAATCAATCTGTTTGTATCCATCAACTGTTGCTAACCATTTAGATCTACCTTGAGGAATACCATAATGACTACCATTTTTAGCCTTTGGATTCCATCTTGATTCCTTAAAATTTAATTCATCTAAACAGTAAAATTGATCTAAATCATTAAGCTGTATAAAAGCCCATTGTCTGTAATGATTAGTTCTATCTAATGAAGCAACGGAATAATCTTTTAATAAGCCTATGTTTAAGGCTATGAACACAGGTATCACCAAACCAAACCTTGCGATCTTTCTGCTTCGCAGATCGCCCTTTCGCTCTGAAAGCGAATTTGCGTTTAAGGGTATCATACGATTCCTAATCCATCACCATAACCGCAGGTCAGACGGCAAGTCATAATCCTAACTCCCATTAATTCAATCCATGTTTCATCGTATCCGGCAACACTCATATCGACATCCAACCTATGTATTGTGCATCGGGATTATCTAACAGCCATTGCTCACGCAGCTTGTTTTGATAAATCCAATTAATGTTGTGTGTCATTTCGTCATGATTAGCGCACATGTATGGCACTCCTGATCTACGAACATCCAAGACCCGCATTTAGTGCATCTAATGACAGGCTCTTGAGTGTCAGTTGCTTCTGCTAGATTCTTCGTTCCAATGCAATTGCATCTAAGGCATTGATAAACCCTAAATCCATGAGCTGTTGTATAACCTTCTAGCCAAATGAATTCAGTATTACCAGAGCAGCCATTGCATTTGAATTTAACCACCTTTACCAGCCCACCCAGTTCCCTTAAAGATTGCCGGAACTGCTGAATAGACACGCCTTAATTTAGCCCCACATACTTGACAACAAGGGATTTCGTGCTCCATTGGAAGATCCAATACAATACTCAACCCCTCGCCATCACATTCGTATTCGTAATTAGGCATTAAAATTCCTATTTACCGGATAAGGAATTCTGTTGATTGTGTGGCACACATAGCATCGAAGCAGATCGCCCTCATGAAGTAATCTGTCATCATTGCAAGTGTCGCATTTAATTGTTGATGGCTCTACCTTAACTCCATCATCTGTAAAAGTTGCAGTTAGACCAGAGCCGTCAATGATTTGTAATTCACCCATTTATTCACCTCCTTCAAAATACCATTTTCCGTTAGCTGTAAGTTTTGCCCATTTGGGTTCACATACTTTGGCTTTGCATACATAACCATAGTAAGGCTTGCCTCCTTTAGAGATTCCTTCTTTTAAGATATGCCCATGCTGGCACGCAGGTGGTTCATTAGGTATTGATGCACCGATTTCAGCCACGACATCACCAACAGACCAAGCAACCGCATCTTTAGGTTTATCAGCTTCAAAACTATCTCTTAAAATTGTTTCAATTTGTGCTGACTTTGATCCTGCCTTGCCATACATGTTTTGCCGGCTTTCTAACTTCTCCTTAAAAGATGAAGGTGCAACTACCTTGCTCATTTCCTCCTTAGATGCTCTCTTGCCTTTAGCTGCAAAACCTGCGTTTGCAAGTGCTCTGCCAATCGCTGAAGTTTCACAATTTTCCAATGCAGAAGTTGAATTGACACCACGATCCGAAATCGTTTCAAAAGCAAGCCCAGTTGCACATGGCTTTGCGTCCGCTTCCGTTTTGAATAATTTACAAAATACAATGAATCGAGTGTTTGATGCCTCGATGAGTTCAGTTTCGATCCTGTTGTCAGGAAATTTTCCATGCCATTTTTCCAATCTTGATTCGACTGTTTCATAATCTTCTAAATTAAAAGCCATTATCAATCCTCCCAGTTTTCATCTTTGACTGCATCGAGGACTGTTTTATATACAGACCCATAGGCAATGAAGTCCTTGATACTGTCCTCGTGATCTGGGGTTTCACTAAGCCGAGAAACCTTGACGAGTGCCATACATAATGCAGCTTGGTGTGGTGTGATAGGGAAATCGAGATATGCAGACCAAAGACCTGCAATTCGTTTGTGGTTATAGTAAGGATGTCCATAGACACTTCCACGCTGCTGGATCGTTGTAATGACTTCATCAAAGAGCTGCTCAGTTTTTGTCATAATCAAATACTTCATCAGACTTGCGCTTTGTTTCAATCATTCGGCGATACATATCCCAGCCGTCTTTACGACCTTTCCAATAGCCTGATTGAAATGCAGTTTCTCTGATTTCATGAATAATCCATGCGCCTATTCCTAAGCCCATAAATATCCAAGCCAGTTGTAGCATGTCATCTTTTGCTGTCATTTTGTTGCCCACTCCCTTATTGCATTAGGCACGACAACAGGATCTCTGTCATCGATTACTGTATAGATTGCTCCTGACGGATGAATTGATGGTGGAGCAGCCACATAACCTTTCCATTTAATATCAATACCAGTTTCAAGTTTGCCGGCAAAAACATCAGTTGGGTTCGCTTGGTAGTAAAGATGATAGCCGTCGCCAGTCTTTACTGTGTAAGTTGGCGCAAATCGCTCATCAATGTTTCCACCATTACGGAAATCAATATCAAAGACAACCACTCCCGATTGATAACAGGCTATGCCAATGTTGATATTGTCATCATAATCAAACCAAAAGTTGATGAGATCTTTGTCGGTGGTTGCTGATAGGTAAGCCCTTCGAGCCAAGTCAAAGTGCGGATCTTTCTTGCGTGGCAATAATGGCAAAACTGCCCATCCTCGCTGTGCATAATCTAAAGCTATGCCTCGATTACTTGTATCTAGTTTCATGTTGCTCCCTTACATGTCCACATCGGTTGTGGATACATAAAGTATGACCTAGATCAAGGAGGCTTGGTTAATTACTTTCGGCGTGTTTTATAACGATTAGATAACGCTAAGATCCTCAAGATCATCGATATGGTTATCAATCGTGCGGTCGATATAGTCTGTTTCACGCCCCATAAGTCCGTCTATTATAGGTAAATGATCCGTCATGATTGACCGGAATCAATTCGACTTGATGCCCTTTATTGCCAAAACTTAAGACTACAAAACCCATATTCCAGTCAGCCGAATTATATTTAAGATATGAAGCCTTCCGCATATCCATTAGATGTCCAGCCTCAATGCCCCAAATCGTCGAATAACGGCCATTTAAGCCAGTTTGGTGTCGGACTGCACCCTGCCTATGCGAATGCCCACAAACCACGCTAGAATGCCATTTCTTGGCTAAATTAAGCCCAGTAATACCGGCGTGCTTAGACATATTGCCTTCGTCGCCATGAGCCAAGTGCCAGCCCTTTTCAAACTCATACGCTCTCTTATGAAATCTAATTCCCAAGCTGCTGAAATCCATAAACTTGTCATAAGCCAATTCTGGCAATCCGATAAGTGATGGCGCACCTTTTAACAATGTTTGATAAATTCGATCTGTATGATTTGATCTGACAATATCGGTCGTGCCTAGATCATAAAGAATCTCTTGACCTATTTTTCTTTCTTCATCAAGTGTTTCTGCAAATTCTAACTTAGTGCCTTTTGCCCAACGCGATTGACTGCCGAGATCCATTTCATCACCAACATTTAATACAAAATCAAACTTCTCATGGCGTGCCATTTTAATTAAGTTGGACACCGCTTTTGGATGGTGAAGTGGAATTTGCAAATCTGGCGTTATGAGATACCTACGATTGGCTTTAATCGTCATCCTCATCGTCAGTTGGATCTATTGACGGAATGATCCCGCCATCGCCTACGATCCAATCAGGGAAAGTCTTATGCTCGGTCATTAACCAAAATGCGTGCTCTGGTGTAAATCCTGCTTTACGAGCTGCTTTATAACATTCATGCAATGCTGTGTAATGCTGATCTATCTTTGTTAATGGTTCAGGAGATTGGCGAACGACTCGACGATTGATCTTTTTGCGTTTGATAGGTTTTCGTGTGTTCGCCATAAATAAAATTATCGCTTAGAGATCAAAACAAACAGATCATCGACACGCTGTTGCAATTGGAATGTTTGGGTTTCTAATCTGCCAATTTGGTCTTTTATCGAACTGCCTGAATTGGGCTTAAGTTCAGATAAATAAGATTTAATAACCCAGCGCAGACCCAGCAACAAACTTGTTGATATGGCGCATACGCCAACGGCGATACCAACCCATTCGTTGGCTGTCATTTCGCATTGATTCCATAATCAGCTTCTTTACCGGACTTTGGATCTAACGCTTTTGCAACAGGCGCAATTAACGCACCAGCCAAGATTGCAAACTCTGGTCTGATGTCAGCGACAATTGCCAAAAGAACAGTTATGCCGGAAGCAGCCACAGCTCTTAAATATGACTTAATTGCAGCCTTGTGTTTGTTAGATAGTTTCATGCGTTGCCTCCTAGTAGTGGGATGTTAAAAAACTCTGAATTGTTATCTTGATCTTTTTTGAAACTGACATGAATATGATGCAAGTGTGGATTGCCTTTGTATGATCGCCAACGCCATCCAAGTAAAGGGGATGCAATACGGCTCTGATGGATTACATAACTGATGCGACCATTGGATTTCCCGAATGATCGAATTTGATCTGCCAGATATGCTGAAAGCCCTTTGTCGTCAGAAAGCCGAGCGTCAATATCAATTGCTCGCACGCATCCTGTTGCATCTGGATTGTGGTCGCTCTTTCGTGTGCTATGTCTAGCATCACCAATCCACCCATCAGATTTACGCAAACGCTCTGGGAAGCAATCATCAATTTGTTCCCGTAATTGCACAGCTGCTTTAGATAGGTAAGGCTTCATTAGCTGAGAAGGAGTTTTGCTTCATCCTCAGTAATGCCTAAACGATTAAGTAATGCTGTTTTATCTGATGCTTTTTCTGCATCTTGTTGTGCTTGCCAAGTATCAAATTGATTAAAGCCATCTGTGAATTGTTTTTTAGTTATTGCTGGCTTATTGCCAAGCCAATCAATATCCTCATAAGTTTCACCTCTTAAAACCCATTCAACATTTTTGCAAAGCATTGTAAGAACTTCACTTGGTTTTGCCATTATGCACCTATTTCTAAAGCCGTGATTGAGGATACTGTTGAGTTTACTGCTCTATAAGTATTTACCGCACTAGTGCCCCCTGAACTTGATAAAAATTGCACTTTGTATGTTGTTGATGATGTAGTTGCTGGTGCATCTAAAATAGTAAAAGAGTTTGCAACAGTGTTTTTAATTAGGGTTCCAGTATAACCCAAATCATTTGCCCTTTGAATTACTGTGGAACCTCTTAATAAAGCGGTGGTTGTGCTGTCCGCAGTAAAATCATTGCTTTTTTGAACTGAGTTTACTGTTGCAATAACTAAAACCTTAGATGTATTTAATGTTGGAGTTATTGATACAGTCAATCCCGTATCAACCAAAGAACTAGAAGTGGTACTTACCTCTCCTGTTAATGTCGCAGAAACTACCTGCAAAACTTTACCACCACCAGCTGCGGGAGTTGCCCATTTTAATCCAGTTGCAGCTGTTGAATCTGCTGTTAAAACTTGGTTGTTAGTTCCAACCGCTAATCTTGCAAATGTGTCTGCACCTGTTCCTGCAACCAAATCACCTTTAGCGTCAATTGCTGTTGCCATTGAGTTAGTGATTGTTATGTCGCCAGATGTGCCTCCACCTGAAATTCCTGTTCCAGCACTAACGGCTGTAATATCTCCAACATCATTTGCAACCCATGATGGAACTCCAGCGACAACCGATAAAATTTGACCTGTTGTTCCAATTGGCAATCTTGTATTGGTGTTTGCTGTTGCTGATCGATATTCAATATCGCCAAGTGTTGTAGATGGGTTTAAGGCTTTTGTTGTTGTATCAACAGATGAACCGAGCGTGCGAATAGCAGCTGCGCCATCCTTAACCAAATCAGTATCGTTTGGCGTTGTCCATCCATAATTCGTAGTTGTTGCCATATTATGCTACTGCTCCAATCGCATTTTCCCATGTTAGTATAGCGGATAAAGTGTTCCATGCCTCTGAGGCTGATACCTGATCCCAAGCAAGTGCTACTTGAGAAAATTCAATCGGGCTCAAATTTATGGTTAAAAATAATTCGTTGAATCTAGTGCTCCAACGCCAGCCTTCAACATAACCCTCAAATTGTTCGGTTGGGGCTATCTGAACAGGCAAGTCTGTAATTCGCATTGGCTGACCCACAAAGATTTGAAGCAAGGCATCTCTGTCAGAATCATCAATGGCTGAGTTAGTTAATGGAAATGTAATACTGTCAAATAAGGCTCTTGGATATGATCTAAGGGCAATAAAGCGATCGGCCAAAGCTTGTGCATCAGTTGCATCATGAAGGACTGTGTTTAGACTTTCACCTCGATAACCAAAGGTTGCAATGCTAGTAAGATCAATTGCGGTTTTTTGTGATCCATAGTTGTTGCCGTAATTTAAGATAATCTCGTTGCGAACATCTGCTCCCCTAGTCAAAACCTTTAATCCTGCACCAATAGCGGTGTTTGCTGAAATCTCTGTGTATCCATTATTGGCAAGATAATTCTGTCTGTGTGTTGTGTCAGCATAGGAGATGCGCCCCTCATTGTCCTCATACAAAACACCAAGTGCGCTGTTAGCAATAAGGCTTGCAATGTTGTAAGTGGTGTCAGGATCGGCAGTTCGATTTTCAAGTTCATAAACTCCGGGGCGATCAATTTCGCCCAGTCCTATGTTTTCAGCATTTGCCCAAGTAATTGTTGGATCATAGCCAGACCAAGTTTCAGCTGCTGGCACTTCATTCCAATTGTTTAAGAATAATTCTGAAAGCAATTCATAGATTTGATCGCCGTCATCATCTTGAGCCAATGTGCCTTCGTAGATTACTTTTGGCAGTTTAGCTAATGAACCTAAAGCAAGGATTGTGTAAGTAAAGGTTTCGGCAATACTGCTTGCAGTTGCAACCTCTGTTGTTATGTCTGTGATGTTGCCGCCAAATAAAGTTCGATAGGTGTTGGTGCTGTCTTTAACTTGTAAAGTTATTCCATCATTAATCTCTAAATTATAGTTTTCATTATTTAGGGCAACCAATTCAATTTGCATATAAGATGGATTGGGTTGTGAGTAAATATCCTCACGACCAGCCTGATGGGCGATGTCAGATATTGCAACATTTGTGTATTCAACCGCATTGATTGTGAGTTTCCAATCGGGAGTAAATACAGTCATTATCCGCCCTTGATGCCGTTGTTATACAGCTGTGGAACTGATCTAGATGCGCTGTTATTTAATACCTTTGCAACGGCTCTTGCAGCACCTTCGCTATCGACAGATTGAACTGAAATGTTAATTGTGTTTCCACCGGCTTGACCAAATGGAGTTCCAGTAAAAGTTGATGGCTGAGGGATGTTTCCGCTTGGAGCGATTTGGGTTAATCCATAAGTGGCAGCACCAGCAGCTAAAGCAGCAGCAGCAGTTCCCACAGATGCGCCACCGGTTGCAAAAGCGGTAGCAACTCCAGCAGCAGCAGCAGCATTTCTTAAGGTATTCATAGCAACAACAATTGTTCCAATGGCTGCAACAAAAGCAGCAATTTTATTGACTACAAAAACAGTTGCAAGAATGCCGGCCAAAATCAACAATTCGTCTTTAATGCTTATCAAGAAACCAATGGTAGTTTTTAATTGTTGTCCAAACTCATAAGCACCACGAGTTGCATCTGTAATTCCTGCATTAACACCTTTTTGACCAGTTAAGCCAGCAGCCAATGCCTGAACATTTGGCACAACTACCGCAAGCAAATAATCAGCAAATTGTTTCATGATTGGCAATAAAGCGTTTCCAATTTGTTCTTTTGTTTCTGAGAAAGCAATCTCCAATTGACGCATTTTGAATTCGGCATTGGTGGCTTCGTTGTCAATAAATCCTTTATAAGTTCCTTTAAGAATCTGCATGATTTCCTCATGAGATTTGGTTTTAAGGGTAGCCGCATCAATACCTAAACCAAGTTTGCCGAGAGATGTATTCTGTCCATCAAAACTTTTGCCTAAAGCATTTGCAATTGTTTCAAGTGGCTTGCCAGTAGCGGTTGCAATTTCTTGAGATAAAGATAATAAATCTTGCGCTTTAGCAACATCATTTGTTGATCGAATTAATCTAGCAAAAGCTGGTCTTAAAACATCATCGGTCGTTGCGGTGGCAATAGATTGTTTTGTGATGTAAGTATCGATTGATGCAATTTGTTCATTGGTTGCACTTGTGTTTGCTCTAATTGTTTGTTCTAAAGACTTGCGAGCCTTTTCATCCTCGGCTGCTGCCTTTACAGCTGAAACTGCGAACGCTGTGGCTGCTGCGCCAACGGCTGCAAAAGCCAATGCTGCTTTTTTGCCAAAATCAGAAATTTGATCGGCAGATTTATTGACTACTTTATTGGCATCATCTAAACCCTTTTTTAAGCCATCAATATCAGCTGCTAAGGCGAGGGTTAATGTTCTGCTATTACTTGCCATCAGAAAATTCTTTCTTTATATCCAAAATAATTTCTTCAAATTCTTTAATAATTGTAGGTTGCAAATGTCTAATTGTTGGATAAATAAACCAACCTCTTGAACCCGGCCCTTTTGGCATCGGCCCTGACCATCTTGGAAATTGTGGATATTTGCCTGAACCAAATTCTGATGCTGCTCCAATACCTTTGCGATTACCTTTACCATCATTGCGAGTGTTAAATTGAGTTGTTGCACCGCCTGAGAATCTTTGTGAAGCAAATCCAAATGAAATCTCACCAAGCAATGAGGATTTCTTAACTTTACCGCCTTGAGCAACTCGATCGGCAACCTTGCCTCTAGATGAAGCAACTCTGCGAATTTCATTCAATTCTTTTTGCGCTAACTCACCAACTCTGCGTTTGGTTTCCTCAACAGCAATATCGCTCATGTTTCTAATTACCTTAGCAAATGAAGCAAGTTCTCTTTTGTCATAGACTATTAGAGGTTCGGTGCTAGTTGCCATTCCGTTTCTCCAATATCTCGATCGCTGTTAAAATATCCTCTGCTTCAACCCATTCACTCATTGGTATTTGTGTGGCAATTGCCAACTCAACCAATAATCTGTTTAGGCTTCCTGCTGGATAACTTTTGGGTCTGCATCACCGACAATGACATCACTTACAGTTTCCATCCAAATATCCATTGGTTTGATTGGCTTGCTTCCGGCAATTTCACGCTTATGAGCATGATAAGCCAGAAACATAAGATCCCAAACGCCCAACTTTTCGGATGCCTGACCAATAGTGTGTCCTGTCTGCTTTTCCCATTTTGCCCACTCAGGCGGTTGGGCAATATAAGTTGCTTGCTCGCCTGAGCTGTATTCAATTGTGATTGGTAGTTTCATTTTGCTCCCGTTGCTAGTTTTTAACTAAAGGTTTCTACTACTGCGCCCTTAGATACTGTAAATGTAAATGATACTGTCTGAGCATCAACACCTGAACCACCAGCACTTGGGAACTCAGGCTTTACAGGAAACACAAATTGCGCTCCTGATGCAGCTGTAAGTGTCATGCTAATATCTGTATCTGGTGCGCTTTCAGCAGCAGCCCATAGAGCCTCACATACTGATGATGTCTTGCCCCAATCAGCCAACATATCCAATTGGAATGTTGCTGAAATGTTTGTAGTCTTGTAAACCTCTCCATCCATAGTCTGATAAACCTGACGATCATTGACTTTGGTTAGAACTGCATTTGTCGCTTGTGCTTGAATATCTGTTCCACCTGTGAAAGATAAACCAACATCACGACCGGTAATTACGACTGTTGCCATGATTTCTCCTTAGATTGTTTGTGTGTAGTAGGTAGATACTCGAACATCTGCGATTAGCAGCGTGCTTGCACCAACTTGCGAAACTGTCGGTCTTTCAACCGAACTGACAATGTATCCAACTGGAATTACTGCCAGAACGCTAACGATCAATTGCTCGATGTTGTCGAGCGATGCAGGATTGCTGTTATAAGCAACCGCAACTGATATTGTAAAATTGATTTTGGCTCTAATATTAGTTTTGCTAATTGTTTCAAATTCTAGGTATGGAGAATCAGGCACAACAACGACAGCTGGTGGAATAACTGTTTCAGGCACATAGCCATAAACATTTCCTGCAACACTAGATAAAGCAGTTGCTAAAGGTGTGCGAACTTGCGCAAGAATTGTTTGGTTGGGCATTTATTGACACATGCCTTCGGGGTCTATATAAGAACCTAAGAGGCCTACGCATTTATTGTAAAGCGATCTCCCCATGCGAAACGGAGTTGCAGTAAAATCTACTCCTTCGATTTGTCCTCCACCGGCAAGTCTTGCTTGGAAAACTTCGACTGAAACTGTATAGACGGCTGATTGAACAGCTGCATTTCCAACATAAGTTGATCCGCCAGAAAGGGCAGCAACTCCGGATGGAATGACATTAGCCTCGAGTATATCGGCATTAGTGATCGATTGCGAAAAGGTATATTGTCCAAGATTATCTGCCAACACAACTCTTGTTCCGTTGTAAGGGCTTCCGCATCCTGTGATGACAACTGATTGTCCTTCGGTAAATTCATGAATTCCTAGTGTTGTAAATGTAGCAACATTGTCTGACAATGAAGTCGCTTGAATTGGACTTTTGAAAGTTGCAAGCATTGGTAGAATAACTGTTTCTGCTGTGTCAATAATTTGATTCAAATAAGTATCGTCATATAAAGCAGACGACACGCCAAGCACGCTTCTCAGCTGTGAGGCTGTAATTATGGTTGGCATGTCATCTCCTTACTCCCTTAATGGATGCCTAGAATCGGGAGCAACTCTAGGCACTCAGTTAAATTGATTAGTTCTTGTTGAACCAAACTCCGCCACCAGCAAGTTTTACTGCTAGTGCGCCATAACCATAATAAGCCACAGAAACCTGTCCGGTCGCCGTGATATCGGAACGAAGTTGTAAGCGTGGGCTTTCATACCATGTAAATGCGTTTGGATTAACTACGATCATTGATTGATCACCAGTTGTGTATCCATCAAGTGAGCGAGAAACATAAAGATCCAAGCCAGCAACATTTCCACGAAGTGATTGAGGTGAAACTGCGCCACCTGCGTTTTGTGGTTGTGATGCATTGTAGATTGGGCGACCTGTGTCGTTGTAACCCATGATGTTGCCCCATTGGGTGCTATTCACAATTAAATTGCGAGCAAATCCAAGTGAACCAGAATAAACTGAAGCAGCAGCACCTGAAACATAAGTTAAAAGTCCAGCAGCTGTATTATCAGCTGTTGCTGTTAGTAATGAGCAAGATGAGCCAAGAACTCCTGCAACATAACTATCTGTGGTTTTTGCATAAGCAAATTCCATTTGACGAACTAACTCATCAAAGAATGCTGGGGATGAACGATCTAAAAGTTCAACTGAGAATGTTTGTCCG